TATCTTGATCCCTATCTAGCGTTAACTCAGTCATATAGACCTCCTTTTTCGTTAGTGGTAAAATAATTATACAACAATGACTATTATACAGTCAAAGTTGGTAAAAAGCAACCGGTTTTGGTAAAATCTAGGATTACTTAATGCCAATAAGCATAAATCTTGAGAACTTCCAAGTGGGGTACTCAAAGTCTTTTTGGCCGCGGTACAGTAGGTTACTAACTGGATAAGTCCCGATGAACTCGTCTAAACTACTGCTGTGTATGTGGTGGTCTTCGTGCGGCATATTGTTGCCTTGAAGTACTACAGTGGTTCCTTTTGGGATACTGTTCCACCAATCCAAACTTTCGAAGTGTTCGGTGCTTGTATTTATAACCAAATCTGGGCCGTGCCAGTCCAGATCAAGTAGATTACAGTCCTGGGTTTTAGCTTTAAACTTCCAGTTATCTATAACCCAATTCTCGTTGATCATGTCCGCCACAGCTTCGCATTTTGGATCAACGTCGTAACTGCGTATCTTTCCAATCTGTATATTGCCTCGACTGTTTAATAGGAACGCTGTTACTCCATACCATCCGCCGTAGATCCAAATACTATCGACAGAATCAAAAAGTTTTTCTAATTCTTCGCAGAGCCAAATCTTACTTCCTATTTGACCGCTACTAAATGCATCCTTATTCACTATCATACTTTAATTTCAATATTTTTTTCAAGACTAGGAACCCTAAATATAGCATCTATTTACTGAGAGATCAAATGTTGTTAATATAACAGTATTTTATTTAATAAATACCGCTATGCCTGATAGATCTATACAATTACTAACTGATGTTTTTCCAAATTCAACTACAAATCATGGTAATTTGAACAATCCCGATATAATACTAGTCCAGGCACCTGGATGGGGAGTGCAAACAGCTCCGCTTTCTTTAGCATCACTTTCAGCCTATGTTCGGCAGAAAGGATACAAGATTTTACCATTAGATTTAAATGTTGAATTTTTTGCTATTAGACCTGAGAAATTTTCCATAATGTGGGACATAGATCAATCTCAGTGGTTTTGGGAATCTAAAGACTGCGTTAATGACCTGTTAACCGAATACAAAAAAGAAATTGATGACTTTGTCGAGTTAGTGGTGTCGACTAATACACCATTAGTTGGATTTAGTTTATACAACACTTCAATGCATACTTCGATGCATCTTATCAAACTGCTCAAAGCACGTAAGCCTGAGCTAAAGATTATTGTCGGTGGTCCTCATGCCCACCGATATCTAGCTGGTAATGTTTTGGCAAAAAATCCGTTAATAGATGCAGTCGCCCAGGCTGAGGGAGAAGAAACATTAGTAGACATAATTGAGCGTGTTCGAAAAAATCAATCATTGCTCGATTGCCCTGGATTGTTAGTGTTTAAAGACGGAGCAGTACATGCTACTCCAACAAGGCCAATGATTCCAAAAATCGACACTCTTCCGATACCCCACTACAGTGATTTTTCATTAGCTCCTTACCTATCCCCAACACGATTACCAATGGCGTCTAGTCGAGGGTGTCCTAATAAATGTATATTCTGTAATGAGCAACCTTATTGGGAATCATATCGATTTCGGTCTGCAGAAAGCATGATTGAAGAAGTTAAGTACCAATTAAAATTATATCCTGAAATTGACTTTATTGACTTTCAAGATAGTTTATGTAACGGGAAGATAAGCGCAATTGAAAAGTTTGCCGAATACCTCATTGAAAATAAAATTAAAATACAATGGGCCGGACAGGCAGTTATTAGAAAAGAAATGACCGAAGAACTGATGATAAAATTAAAACAGTCCGGATGTGTGGTCATGGCCTACGGATTAGAAACTCCAAACCCTACACTTATGAGGAGTGTAGGAAAGTTATTATCAAAAGGTGCCGATATTGATAAAATTGCTGAATCTCATGCAAGGACCGGACTTAATGCAGTTTACAATGTCATGTTTGGGTTACCGGGAGAAACTGAAGAAGATTCATTAATGGTCTTAGAGTTTTTAAGACGTAATTCAAAAAATAAATTATATGTAAATCCCAGTGCAGCATTTTGCGGATTTGCTAACGGAACTCCTGGATGGGAGAACGCAGAAAAATTCGGTATTGACAAAACACTCGGCGGAACTTTTTGGAAAAGTATAGATGGTAATAACACATTCCTAGTTCGATTAAAAAGATTTGAAGATTTTTGTCGATTAGTTTCCGACTTAGGTATAAAAACCACTTATCCGTCGACATATCTTCTCAATAGAAATCAAGTCATTGCCCAATATTATATTGCAATAGGTCAACCAGAAAAAGCAATATACTATTACACAGAATGGGTTAAAGATCATCCCGAAGATCAAATAGCTAAAAAGTTTTTATTCGAATATTCAGGTTTCTTAAAAAGTACCCCAAGTTCAAATGTTTATGCAATTAGCCGGCATTCGGATGAGAATTGGTTAAATGGTGTTGCTAGAAATTGGGGGCCTGCAATATTATTTTCACATGTTCCTTACATTTTAGAAGAATTAACAGTTGGTAAAATTGTACAGTTTTCAGATCTTCAAACAAGAAAAATAATTAGAGTTGAAGATAATTTTGAAAATGATTGTATTGTAATACACCTCGACGGCACTCATTTAGATGGAGATCAAGTTGGTTGGCCAAAACTAATAACTGTTTTAGAGGAGCCTAGCAAAGTTATCCCTATTAAGATAGTTAATTACACAGAAATAGATTTTAAAAAATGAAAAGTTTTTTAAATCAATATAATGTTATATCTGAAGATATACCAGGGTCCTTACAATTTCCCAGTGCATTAGTATGGGACTCGTTATTAGGTTATCAAACCGAAAATAAAGTTGTGCGTAATTTTTTAGAAATAGGTGTATTACATGGAAAGTCTGCAATGCTAAGTGGGCTATATGCACAGGCCAACAACACACAGCAGGTGATTGTAGATCCCGGTGAATGGATGGACACAACTTATTCAAATTTACTATCAAAGATTGAGGGATTAAATCTAAGATTAATAAATGATTATTCTAACAGTTTGGTGCATTTTCATTATTCTATTTTTCAAGAACATTCTCGCGATTATTCATGGTTTCATATTGATGGCGATCATAGTTATGCACAATGCTATAAAGATTTAATTTTAGCTGATCATTTTTTGTCTGACTATGGAGTTGTTATTGTTGATGATTTCTTTTCAACCATGTTTCCTCAGGTTACAGCTAGCACTTTTTCATATTTAGAAAAACATCCATTAAATTTAAAAATGTTTTTAGTTGGTCAATGTAATAAAGCATATCTATGCAGACCGCCAGCATTTGATTTTTATAAAACGTTTTGCATAGATGTATTATCTAAAGATATGAAAGACCGAAAATATCCTGTAACTATAACTAAAACAACTTATCCTCAGGATTTTGATTGTTACGGGTATCAACCCATAGGATGGACTGATGACAGAATGGAGTTTCGTGGTCCGGACTGGGATAGAACTAATTTTATAAAATATACCTAACAGTTAATTTTTCCACCACGGCAAATATTTTTCTGTATTGTGATTTCGATAAGCATCCATCTTTTTTATTATCGAAACACTGTTTTTAAAATTTATATCTGACTCAGGTGTTCCGATTAAAAATGTAATCATTGCACTCAATATGTTAGCCTTTTCTTTAACTGCATCTTTTTCAAGTAGTTCTCTATTGTTTTCAAACCAGGTTGCAATTTCTTGATACACTGTATTTTTATAAGCTGTTGGTAAATTACTCGGGGATGCATAGCTTGGATCGTAGATATAATTTATGTGAGGAAAGTTTAAAATATTCTTTCCTTCCAACCTCACAATATAATCTAACAATTCTGTAAATTTATGTGTATTAAAAATAGAAAACACAGTGTGAAACTCGATACCAATATTTTCGTTTTCATTCGAATATTGAACTATGCTATCAATATTATCTTTAACAATGTTCCATTTTCCAGGATATCTAATATATTCGTACATATCAGCAACAGCATCAATACTTACTTTAATAGTCATAGTCTTAAAATGGCTCCAGATGTCAAACCATTTTGACGGTGTCACAGTTAAATTTGTATGTATAGATAAGTCAACCTGTTTAGATAAACCTGAACTAATTAGTTCTTTACAAAATGTATAAAAATCGTTGTTGATTAATGGTTCACCACCGGTTACTAATATCTGCACTAATCCGTCAGTCTTTACTAGGTCAAGGATATGTTTAATTTGATCATAGTTCCATTGAGCTTTATAATCACTTTCTTTTTCACCCCATGGTTTAATGTTGAGGAATTTAAATTCTTTTATTAGTTGATCGCTAGCTCCCGGGGTACACATCTTGCATTGTAGATTACACTTATTCGACCAACTTAAATCTAAGTAATTTACATCAACAGATTCTAACTTGCCCGTATGCATTTCAGTGTTTGTTATAATATCTTCAATCGGCCATCTCTTTACAAACCAATTTCTAACACTTTCACCCCCATTGTCCTCAACATTATAACAATGTTGGCATTCGGCTACCCGCTCGCCGCCTATCATTTTCTTTCTTATATTTTTTAATTGATCAATATTGTAAAATTCAATCAAACTTGTTATCTCATTTATTTTTACAAACTTGCCATCTTTCTTTAATCTTCCTGCATTAGTAGAATTACAACAAAGACGCATATTGCCATCAGTGTGTGTAGAAAAATGATTCCATGCTAACGGGCAATATGTCTTAGTCATGTTTAAAAGCATCTTTCAAGTCTGGAATATAATCGCCGATTGAAATTCCTCTATGGTCATCAAGTATTTTAATTCTATGTTTGAATACCTTAAACAGTTTCGGATTGTCAGGCTTGGTTAATTCATTTAATAACAAGTGTATCTTTCCATCTAGTCCGGGAAAATCTTTAATGACTTGACTATTTTCTAGATATGCTGTTAATCTCTGTGTAGCTAAATCTTTCAGAGACTGTGGTAACATTGATATTTGTTGTTCCATCGGAAACATAATTAAGTTGATGTTATATGGCCACTCTTTAAAGTATGGATGCACTTTGGCCTGTTCTTCTATAAAATATAATAGGCTATCTAAGTTAACAATGTTCAATGAGCTAACGGTGATATTATTCAATATCTTAACATTGCTGTGTTTCATATAACTCTTTGCTTCAATGTAATTCTTTGATACCTGGCGCCATTTACTAGGATATCTAGCATAATCGTTGACTTTATCAAACCCGTCAATACTGGCAATGAGTTCAAACTTTTTAAACTTAGGCATTAACTCTAAAAAGTTTTTATTTAGGTTTGTAAAGTTACTGGACAAAAATACAGTAATATTTTTAGCATGATCATTGTCTACAACATATTGCAGTGCCTTTAACACAAATGGCATAATTGTAGGTTCACCACCGGCAAAACTTAATACTTCTAGTCCAGGTGCTAATTTTGTAAAACTTTCCCATATTTCTTCATTATCAGACCAATCGGGATGTTCGACATCTTTCCATGTTTTATTATGTTCAGTGATTCCAAACACACTGGAAATTTCAATAAATCTTCCATCTAATACTTTGATGCCACCAAATTTATTATTAAGTTCACCTAACTCTTTAGCAATCTGACTACTGTCGTAACTGATGCACATGACACATTTAAGGTTGCACAAATTACTAGGCTTTAATTCTAAATATGTTGGTTGGTGTAACACTTCGTAACTGTTGTTTATGCTGTTGGCAACTATCTCTAATGTTTTTCGATTATTTTTATAATCTTCAATTGACCGTGTACGCATACTAACGTCGCCGTCTCGAATGCAACGCCTGCAAGCATCAGGAGTATCTCCTGTATGTAATTTTTTTCTTAAATCAACAAGGTGTTCGCTGTTCCACGCATCACTAAAATTATCCCCGGATAAAATGCTAATGATATCTCCGTTCGGGTGTGTCATTGTTCCTACATAATTACAACACGGTTTAAGGTGGCCAGCGGGATTAGAACTTAGTTGTGTAAAAGGATAAAAACAAAATGTCTCACTTTCAATAATTTCTGTTCTTAATTGATCAATCTTGTCCATATTCATTATTCCTTGTTGCTTCTAACACTAATTTCATTTCTGGTATGATTTCATAAGTATTCTCACCTCTTAACTTATCCAATTGTTCCGTCACTGTTACAAATTTCTTTGCTGATGTTAAATCAAATGGTTTTTTTAATTCATGTATGATATGTGTTAAAAGATGATCTATGCTTGTATTATATGTTTCGTTGTGCTCTTTGACAAAAGTTTCTAATTTAATTACAGTCTCTGCACGATAATCATCGGGTAGAATACTAACATGATAATGTGAAGGATGTTCTAACAAATTGATGAAGAAATTATTGTAATTAATAAATTTGGTTTTAGGATGTTGACGTATAACTCCTATTGAAATCAAATGTTTAATAATTTCAGGAAATCTGCCAACATTCCAAGCACCTACAGTAATACCCGGGCGTATGATAGCATTATCTAATGTCATCAATTCTTTTAGATTTGACTCAACCTTAGACCATACAGTGCCGGCTCGAATGAGTTCTGCACGTTCTCCAACTTCATCGATACTGGGCCATATTTCTAATTTGCCAAAGTTCCATCGCCGCCAGTAGTCAATAACATTTTTCTTATTATAAGATAACACTGATGCATTTGTGTTATATGATAGTTTAACATCAAATCGTTGTTTTTCTACCAACATTTCTAAAATTTGCCAGTGTTCAGGCATGAGTAGAGGTTCGCCCCCAGCAAAGTAAATTCTTTCCACATGGTTAATTTGATCTTTTAGAAAATCAAAGTTATTCTTATCATCTACTGATTCGATGCTCCATATTTTTTCTTGATCAGTGAGGCCTAATTTTTTAGCATCCGGCACCCATGCTGAACTGTAACGTGGTCCGCAACTACGACATTTAAAATTGCAAAGATTACTAAAACGGAAATCCCAATACTTCAACTCCATAGTAGTGCATGTTCCGTCTGCTAGTGTAATTTCTGGAATTTTTTTTACTACCTCTGGAAAGTCTCTATTGTGATAGAAACGACCACTTTCACCAGTGACCCGTTCTCTATCAAAACATTTACGGCATATTTCGGGCTCTTTGCCCCCTATCATATCTTTTCTTAAAGATTTCATATTGCCGCTGTTCCAAATTTCTTCAATGCTCTGATGTGTTAGATCACCAGCAAAATAATTATGTACAGAGGTTAGGCAACACGGAATTACTTTTCCACTAGGTTCAAATGCAAGATGCATCCAGGGCACTGCACATATTGTGGTTGTATTTGTTGCAACTGCAACTACATCTTCTTTTTTGACAATTTTAATAGGTTTGTAATCGAAGGCAGTTATTTTTTTTGAGTTGAACATTGTGAGTAACCAGGACCTGTTATTTATTTGTTGTAATGTTGGTGTATTTTTATTTGCATCAAAGAACTCTTTAGCAGAATGTACAGCAGATAATGCATAATTACCGAACGGCCTATCTACTCCCAGAGTCTCCCATGCTGCCAATCTATCAATAGCTTCAGCATTATCGGGATCTTGTGCAATGGTATTGCATAACTTAATTGTTTCCCTAAATGCACTTCGCCATGTGGCAAACTCGTCTGTGTTAAATGTTGTAATGTTACTGACTTTATCGAAGACTTTTAATTTAGGAACAATAGTCGTCAGTAGGTCTAATGTTTTCCAAACTTTGATTTTGCCAAATGCCCGCTTAGGGAATAATTTAACGCCACCGTAACCATATTCTAAATCATTAACAGGATTCTTACTGTGCCAGACGTATGTACAGTCTCTATCAAATATCTCTGGTTGGTAGTCGAACTGCCAGTCATCGACTAAGTAAGCATCACCGTCGACTACATAGAACATGTCAGTCTTGGATAACTTAGCCGCTGCCTTATGTGCCTCAAAGATACCAGTAACACCATCCACACGTTTGGCATGTGGTGCTTTTTCTAAAACACGCTGCCAATTCTCTTCTGCATTAGATTCATGGTAACTAATAAAGATTACATCCTGTGTTTCGGCAATCAGAGGAGTAACTGTTCCTATTTCTTTAACACCCACAATCTCTGCACTGGGAGTAATTTTCAAAGCCCAAACCTTCTCCCCGTTTATTTCTTTATCTAGATACCATATATGTTCATAGGCTAGATCGTGCCAAGGAATGTCGTAATCTAAATCAAAACG